TACGGCGTGCCGGCCTTCAACATCAACAACATGGAGCAGTCGCTCGCGGTCATGACCGCAGCACGGCGGACCAGCTCGCCGAGATTCAGGCCCTGGTCGACGGGAGCCCCTTCAGCCTGTGGGCGCCGAACCCTGGTCCCCAGGCGCTGGCCTACGCCTCGCAGGCGGACGAGCTGTTCTACGGTGGCGCAGCCGGTGGAGGCAAGTCGGCCCTCATCCTTGGTCTCGCGCTGACCGCGCACCAGCGCACGCTCATCATCCGCCGTGAGTCGACCCAGCTCCGCGGTCTCATCGACGACATTGCGCGCACCATTCGCACGCGCAACGGGCTCAACAACCAAGCCGGGCAGTGGCGCATCCCGAACGCCGTCACTCCGGCGCACCTGCGCAACCGCGCACACTTTGCCGGGCAACTGATCGAGTTCGGTGGCGTGCCCAACCCCGGTGACGAGGAGAGGCACCAGGGCATCCCCCATGACCTGCTGGCCTTCGATGAGGTCACGCAGATGCCCGAGTACATCATCGACTACCTCTCCTCCTGGAACCGCACGACGGACCCGGAGCAGCGGTGTCGCATTGTGTTGACCTCCAACCCGCCGACGCCGTCGACGATGTATGCGGCGAACAATGATGGTGGGCAATGGTTGATCCGCCGCTACGCCCCTTGGCTGGACCCGCAGTACCGCGACCCACACAACCTTGGCCCGGCCCAACCGGGGGAGCTGCGCTACTTCGTCAGCATTGGCGGCAAGGAGCAGGAGTGGCCAGACCCGTTCCCGTTCTATCACGAGATCAAGTTCGGTTCCCGCAAGGGCCAGAAGGAAGCGGTCTACCCACGGTCCCGGACGTTCATCCCGGCCTTGCCGACGGACAACCCACATCTCGGTGAGGACTACATCGCGGTCCTTCAGAAGCACCCTGAGCCTCTGCGCTCGGCGCTCCTGTACGGTGACTTCTCGGTGTCGCTCTCCGACCGACCCATGCAGCTCATCCCGAGCGACTGGGTGCGCGCGGCGACCCTGCGCTACCGGGAGATGCAGAACAAGGCCCCGACGGGCGACCCGACCCATAACCGCACGCTCTCGGCCCTCGGGGTCGACGTGGCGCGTGGTGGGGCGGACTCCACCATCGTCTTCAGGCGCTATGGGGCGTTCGTAGCCGAGCCCATACTCATCGGGGGTGCGGATGCCTCAACCGGCCCCGAAGTCGCCTCCAGGCTTCTCCAGCACCGCAGAGACAACTGTCCGATCATTGTGGACGCCAACGGGGTGGGAGCATCAGTGTACGACCATCTCGTACAGGCCCTCAACCTGGACAACGTCTATGCCTATGTCGGCTCCAAGAAGTCCCACGCCCATGACCTGTCCAACAAGCTCGGGTTCATGAACCTGCGCTCGGAGCGGTACTGGAAGCTGCGCGAGATGCTGGACCCGGCAAGCCCGACCAAGATCGCCCTCCCCGATGACCCGGAGCTGGTCGAGGAACTACTGGCGATGACCTGGGAAGAGCAGTCGATGAAGATCAAGGTCGTTACCAAGAAAGACCTCATCAAGATACTAGGACGCTCTCCTGACAAGGCAGACGCTTTGATGCTATCCTTTGCGGGACCGTCGTTCGATGACGAGGAGCTTGAGCTTCCTCAGTCCCAGGAGAACCGGATTTACACACGCATGCCGACGCGCGCCGAAGACCGCCGGCTGCAACGCGCCCGAGACCTTGGCCCCGATGACCTCGGGAACCCGCGGGTCAGGATGAGGTGGTGATGAAAACGATCCCCGAGACCATCAAGGTCGTCGACCCCGATGACCTTCATGACGCCGCCAAGGCTCGACTCAACCAGAACCGGGACTTCCTGGACGACGACCTGACGACCAACTGGGAGCACGCCTACCGCTACTACAAGGGCGAGTTCCCTCCGGCGACCTACGAGCACACCTCGACCGCGGTCTCGACGGATGTCTCCGATGCCATCGAGTGGATGCTGCCGGCAATCCTGAAGCCTCTCATCGAGTCTCCGGACGTAGTGCGCTTCGACCCGGTGAACCCCGAGGACGTGGAGCAGGCCGCGCTTGAGAGCGACTACGTCCATCACACGTTCATGAAGAAGTGCGAGGGCTACCTGAAGCTCTACACGCACATCAAGGACGCGCTGTTGGTCAAGAATGGGGTCTTCTGCACCTACTGGGACGAGGGCTTCCGGCACCAGAAGGAGTCGTACAAAGACCTGAGCCAGATCGAATTGGCCGACTTGCTCAACCCGGATGATGGCTCCGAGATTCGTGTGCTCTCGCAGCAGGAGCGCATGGTCCCTTTGGTCGACGTGGCGACCGGGGCGCCGATGGAGGGCATGGAGGCGCTCACCGAGACCCGCTACGACGTTGAGGTGCGCCGCTACTGGCCGCTCGGTCGCCCGGTGGTCGAGGTCTGCGAGCCTGAAGCCTTCGGGGTCGACTTCTCTCACGACTCGGTCAGCCTGACCGAAGCGCCCTTCTGCTGGTACACGATGAAGAAGTACCGTGCTGACCTCGTGGCGCTCGGCTATGACGAGGACAAGATCGAGGACTGCCCGACGGGAACCTGGGACGCCAGTGACAACGAGACCAAGTACGCGCGTGAGGATGTCGAGCGTGAGGCCAACACGTTCAACGACCACAACCCCACGTCCGACGAGTCGCAGAACGTCTACACCATTCACCGGGTCTTCATCCGCTTCGACGGCGATGGCGACGGGCTTGACGAGCAGTACATCGTCATCCTGGGCGGCCATCAAGGCGAGGTGATGTTCGACTACTACGAGGTGCCGCACAACCCGTTCAGCGCCTCGACCCCTTTCATCGCCTCGCACAAGTTCTACGGCTACAGCCTGTTCGACAAGCTTCGTCGCATCGCGGACCACAAAACCAAAGTCCTCCGAATGCTGGAGGACAACTTGGACCTCGCGAACAACCCGTACAAGAAGGGCATTCGGGGTGCGTTCAACCTGGACGACGTACTCGGTGGGGTCAACGAAGGTCGTCTCTGGCGCGTGGAGTCGCAGGATGCGTTGACGGAGGTGCAGCCGATTCCCATCCAGACACAGGCCCAGCAGCTCCTCGACTACTACGACAAAATGCGCTCGGAACGCTCCGGGGTCGACCCGAACGCACAGTCGATTGCTTCTCTTCCGGAAGAGTCCATGAACCATGCCGTCGAGCGGCTGTTCAGCGCCAAGGAAGAGCTGGTGGGGATGATCATCCGCACCTTCGCCGAGACCGGCATCAAGGATATGTTCTACAAGCTCCGAGCGTGCCTGATGCAGAACATGGACAAGGATGAGGTGGTCCAGCTCCGCAACAAGTGGGCGAACATCAACCCGGCGAACTGGGTTGAGCGCACCAACACCTCGGTGGTGGTCGGTCTCGGGACCGGAGACAAGATGCGCAAGGCAGGCGCGCTCCAGGGCGTCCTACAGCTTCAGATGCAGGCGATGCAAGGCGGCATGAACGGCATCCTGGTATCGCCGCAGCGGCTCGCTCACACGGTCAGAGAGCTAGTGCGGGTGCAGGGCATCGGCGACCCTGACGATTTCGTCCTCGATCCGAACCTGTTGATGGACCCGCGCAATGCGCAGACTCCGCGCGGCCAGGAAGTTCAGATGGCGCTGCAACTACAGCAGCAGGCCGCCCAGCAGGCCCAGCAGCAGGCGATGGCCGAGCAGCAGGCCAACATGCAGCTCCAGGAGCGTCTGCTGAACTCCCAGCAAGAGGTCGCTCAGATCAAGGCACAGGCCGATCTGATGAAGGCGCAGATGCAGGAGCAGTCTAAGGCGCAGGCCGACATGGCCAAGATGCAGGCTGAGATGATGCAGTTCCGCGAGGAGATGCGTCTCAAGTGGGCCGAGCTGGCGGCGACCGAGACCGCCAATGAGGACAAGGCGGTTATCGAGAAGGCCAAATACATGGCTGACATCGGCAAGGTCTACAAGGACTCCGAGGAGCGTGAGAAAGACCGGCAGGCGAGACCCAAGCCGAACGGAGGTGGTGAATGAACCTCGACATCTTCCGCACCGGCGGCATGAGCTTCGAGCAGTGGGTCGAAGCCAACGATCTGACCAAAGCTCCCGAGGAGGAGATTGAGCGGTT